TTTGGTACATTTATCATAGGAACAACTGTAACGCCTTGTTTTGCCAACCAGTTGTATGTTTCTGTATTAGTATTACCTGCAACCAGAACAACATCATTAGTATCACCAGCAACCTCTTTTGCTGATAATACCCAAGGTTTAAGTTGATTGATGCCGTAGTTAGTGAAACCACCAATGATTAGATTTTTAGCCATGGGAACGCTCCATTATATTTTTTGTTCATAATATTATTACCGTGTTCAAAGAATTCTTTCTTCACAGAACCCTCATTGCCAGCAAGTCTGTAATTTACTGTATACTTAGATGTGGTATCAAAATTTGGAAAATGTTGTGCAAGAACTTGAAACCAAACTCTGTCTTGTCCCCAACCACCATGCCATGCACTAGAAACACGTAAAGCAATTTGTGTTTTGATACAGTAACAGTTAGTATCTATATGGTGGTAATCTCCACTAAAAACTGGCCACTTACCTAATGATTCACAGTTATCATTAACAAGTTGGTTACCATCTTTATCACAAATAGTTCTTAAAGCGTAACACCAATCTAAGTTACCTATCTCGATGTTTTTCACACAAGTCTCAACATGATCTATGTCAAACCAATTATCTTGATCGAGATAGAGAATATATTTTGAATTAACTAGATGAGAAAATGCGGCATAGACACGATGACCATAGAAGCCACCACTACCAACATTCATTGGGAGATAAGCAATGTTTAGACCAATATTTTGTATTCTGTCACCAATGACTTCAGTGACTTGTTGATAATGTTCAATACCATCAACAACAACATAACAATTTGTGGGATAAGTTTGAGCAAATATAGAATCAATTGCTTTAGCCAACTCAGGTGCACCGGTAGTTGGTATAATCACAGTAGCAGTCATAATATTCCTTACTTATTAATTTCTTCTTTCACCTTAATGAAAAGATTATATAATTCAAAAATGTTAACAATATCTTCTTTGTATGAAGAAAAGTATTTCATTATATAGGTTTTTTCACTAACACGATTTGATTTAGTATGTGTATCTTTTGCTGATATAATTCTTCTATTTAAATCTTCTTCAGCAATTCTAATTAATTGATTAGTTAATCCTACAGGATCGTTTATATATGTACCGGGTATAACTTGTTTGTAGTATGATTTAATTCGTTCTGTAGTAGAAATACGATTGATTGCAAGTGGAGATATCTGTGATCTTTTCAATAAGATATCTTTGATATAATTCTTGATATTAGCATCTTTATTAACATCAATTAATCCAGACTTCTTATCAAGATAAGAAGAAAGTAATTGAATAGCATGACCCACACCTAGGTCAGTTTCGAAGATTGAGAGTTGAATATCGTCTAAGTTCATTAACTTATTTATACCTTGAATCCTTTGAATTTATTAGACTTGTCTACCTTTTGTGATTGATTACCCGCATCAGCAATACCTATTTGTGCTGATTGTTCTGCATCATACAATCGCATTTTTGCTCTGTCGATACCAAGAATGAATCTTTTATATGTTGTTGGGTCGGAGTATCGATTTTTCAATTGTTTCACCATAATCTGTCCAAGTGCTTCCATTTCTTCAGATGATATCAATGCAAACATCATGTCGGCAGTTGCTGGTAAACCAAATGATTCTGATGTATCTTCAAGACCTGGGTCACTCGATGTGAAACCAGAACGAGTTGTTTGTGTAGCACTTACAATAGGTACATTAAATTCAACAGCAAGTCCTCTTAATTCTTCAGCAATTGCTTTAACGTATGTATATGAGTTTACATTAGCACCTGCTTTGATACGAGAACTGCAACAAATATTAAGATAATCAATAAATATAATATCTGGTACAAAGTTGCGTTTCAGATTAAGTTCATTTAGTAATGTTCTGAAGTGTACGGCAGAAGCAGATGCAGTAGGATATTCTTTAATAATAAGTTTACCTACAGTCTTTTCTCGTAGCTTATCAACTTTTTTGATATACACTTCTTTTGGTAGTTCCATTAAATCATCTAGATTAACATTCAGTAAATTTGCATCAATGCGTTCAGCAATTCTTTCTTCAGCCATTTCCATTGTGATATAAAGAACATTCTTACCTTGTGTCATAGCACCAGCGGCAACGTGACACATAAACAATGATTTACCAACACCGGTACCTGCAAGAGCAATATTGAGTGTTTTTTGTGGAAGACCACCTTTAGTAATCTTATTAAAATATTCTAGATCAAAAGGAAGACGTTTTTCTTTACGATGATAAAATTCAAATCGATCATCAGAATTTTCAAGATAGTCGTGACCTACAGAATTATCAAAACTTACAGCCAAAGCATCTGAAAGTATCTTGGGAATCGCACCTTTGTCGTGGGTCTTGTCTTTACCATCGAGAATTGAAATAGACCCCAATACTGCGTTATAGATTGCTTTCTCTTGGCAAAACTTTTCTGATTTGTCAATAAGCCATTGAATTTGGGTTGTCTCTGGTGGAGAGTCCTTAATCTCTTGTAGATAAGTTCCGGCTCTCTCCACTTCTTCATTCGTGAGATTTCGCCTTTCATTGATGGCCAAACCAAGTGCTTCAACCGTTGGTGAGTTATTGTAAGTTGTCGTGAACGATGCAATCTCATCATAAATGGTTCTTTCTACTTTATCATTAAAATATTCTGACTTTAAAAACGGAATAACTTTGCGTAAATACTCATCATTATAAATCAAATTCTTCAGTATCGTTTGTTCCAGATTCATCAATTATATCCTGTTCTAAGTTTCCTGACATTATTTCCACAAGCAATGCACCAATATAGTTTTTGAAGTCTTCGTCTTTTTCTAACTTCTTTGGCTTATGTGTTTCTGATTCTAACACATCATAAGCAAAAATTAAATGCATTTGATCATTCTTTTCCACAAATTTCACTTTACCATATTTGAATACAGTATTTCTATATGGTCCTTCGATGAGCCGAACATGAACTGTCTCGGCATCATCTTTAGGATAAATGAAACAAAAATCAATACCTTCTACCATCATTCACCATTAGTAGTTTCAATATGTTCAAATACTTCATCAATTTCTTCATTAGAAATGATATCACCAGTAGAGATACAATATTTGTTTTCAACGAATTCTCTAAATGATGCTTGCTTCAAAATAGGTAACCAAAATTCTTTTGTTTCGGTTTCTTTTAGTCTATATTTTTTATCTTCTATTTCACCAGTATCTTTATTGACCTTAGAATACCATCCGTTTGATGGCTTGATGACATGTCCAGATTCGAGAGCGATATCAAGTAAACCAGACCAACGGCTGATGCCACCATCAAAAGATACAGTAATAGGAATTTTAGATTTTTCTTTGACATAACGAGATTTTTCAACATTGATAATAAAATTGTATCCTACGATTTCTGTGCCTTCTTTCTCTTGCTGACGACCGAGGATAAAAATGTTATCAGCAGAGTAATATGATCCGGTACCACCACCAACGATATCTTTTGGGAACATACCGATCTCTTTATATGTATGGTTCACAACAACCATAGGAATATCTTTCATTGTCAAATGTGGTGTGACCATTCTAAACAATGATTTAACTTGTTTGGCACGAGACATATCAGCCACAGATTTACCTTCTAACGCATCATCAACTTCTTTCTTAGATGCTAAGTTACCAATTGAATCAATAACGATGATCAATTTATCTTTGCGTTCTATCTGAGTTAATTGTTGCATTATATCAAACTTCAATTGTTCAATATCAGTAAGAGGAGTATGGAGAACACGATTAGTATCAATACCAAAAGTATCAAAATAAGACTGAGGAGTACCAAACTCAGAATCGTAAAACAAAAGAGCAGAATCTTCGTATTTGTCCAAATAAGATTTGGCCATCAATAAAGAAAATGCAGTCTTAAAATGTTTAGATGGACCTGCCCACATTGTAAGACCCGGTGTAAGACCACCATCCAATTTACCACTTAATGCAATATTAATTGCAGGAATAGAAGTTGGGATCATATCTTTCTTAGTAAAGAATTTTGACTTAGAAAGAGTTTCAGATTCTTTAATCGTACTATTCTTTTTCAATTTTTCTAAAACACTCATAATTTTCCTTTATAGTTTCTTTTTAAAAGATAATTCTGCATCACCATCATAAGATGTGGTAACATTCACGCCTAATGGAGGTATACTTAGTTCAGATGATGGATCAATATAAATTGGGGTTTCACTTTTAACATGAGATAAATCTGAATCGACTTTTTGCTTAGTTATATTTTCAAAATCTTTTGGTGATGTTCTTTTGTGAATATCTTCAACAGTATTCACTTTATATTCATCTTGTTCATCTTGATAAATTTCTTTTTTTTCTTCTGGTGTAGGCGGTTCGAAATTATCATATGTGTATATGGGTGCACCAACATCATCATCTTTTTTGACTAAAGATATATTGCTTGCTATCAATAATAGCACAGCTAGTGGGTCAAATACAAGCATAATAATAAAGATTACCAAACGAACTGCTTTATCGACTGCACCTTCACCACTTCCAAAAAACATATCAGCAACATATTTGATAGGACCAATGTCTGCTACCAATTTAGTTTCTTCACGCAACAATGGTAACTTTTTGTTATTGATTTCATTAAGTTGTTTTTGTGTATCTTGAATTTGTTTATCTAAACGATTACTTGCGGTTGATGGATCTTTAGCACGTGCAAGAAGATAATCTAATCTTTCTTTTGTGATCTTTTCTTCTTGTGTTAGTGTACTTAACTCTACATTATTACCACTAGCATTGAGTGTGGAATCGATGTGTGCTTTTGATAGGAATCCAAAAATACCCATTGATGTAATAAGCATCAAAAGAATAACTGCAATCGTTAGATATGAACGTAGAAGTATATTTGATGTTTTCCAATTTCTATACAACCAAGATGCAGTAACTAATTTTGCAAATTCAAGTGATGATCCCATAATAACTACAGGCCAAAATGCACCAGTGAATATAGCCGCAAGTCCAATAACAGAATAATATGCGGCAATACCTGATAACAATATCGCAGATAAAAATGTTAAATATATCATGAGAATAAGTCTTCTAGTGTATTTTCTTTTTCGATTGTCCAACCCATGCAATCTAATACGACTTTAATTGGTTCAATAAACGCCTTTTCAAATTGCA